TCGAAAACATCACTTGTTGATTCTTGAGTTTTTTCTAACAGTTCTGAAAGCTTAAACATCATTTTTCTTTTAATGTAAAATTCACTAAGAATTAGTATTTTTTCATCAAACCTGTTTAGGATACAATCATTAGTAAGCAAGGATAGGTCATAAAAGCTAATAGGATTGATTTTAAGCGTACTTTCTAATTGGTTTGATACATTTACAAGGTCAATTGTTTTTGATGCGTTATTTAAGCCTAAAATAGCTTTAGCGATTAATTGGTTCTTTTCATCATAAAACAGTTCTTCGTGAAAAAGTTCTTGAATGTACTTAAATTCACTTGAATTAATTAATAATCCTCCGAGGAATTGAGATTCTAATTTTGTATTTGCTGGAATCATTTGAAGCTAGTTTTTAGTTTTAGGTTATTTGTATTGTTTTTATTGGCCCAGTTCTTAAAATGGTTGCAGAATTCGTTAAAGTTAAGATAATCAATTTTAGAAGTTTTCTTAAAGTCTGCAATTTTTAAAGTTAATTTATCTTTTGGAATATTTAAGGCGATAGCAATTAATTCAAAATTAGTTGAGGTTGGTAATTCTTTAAAATAATTATTAATATCTTTTACATTAACATTTACTTTATCTTTTACATTATCATTTACTTTTACATTATCATTTACATTATCATTAACAGTTATGTTTGTTATGGCTTGTAATGGTTTGTTATCATTTGTTATACTTTGCCATCTTTTTTCCATTCCAATTTTACCAGCTTTGCTTCTTATCTCTTTGATTTCATTGAACTTAGCCAAGTCTCTTTTAAGTTGTTGTTTTATCGGAGTGAAAGCTAAATTAATTATTATATCTTCAGTTGTTGGATTTTCATCATTAACATACGAAAAAATAAACTTGATTAATTCTCCAGCTTTATCATTTGTTAATTGGTCGAATAATGCTTTTTGGTCAGCATATAAAATAAAACCTTTTTTGTTAATTGCCATATAAATAAAAAGCCTTATATCCCTTTCGTGTAGTGGCACTACTCAGGAAATAAGGCAATATTTTTTGATTGTTAAAAAGCTCCACTAAGCTATAACTATTGCAAATATAATAATAATTATTTACATTACAAAATTATTTCGTAACCTAAATTAATAATAGTATTTTCTTTAAAGTACCAAAATACAACGTATTGTTGCTTTAAATTATCGAATGCTAAAATCGGGTTGCTACCAGCTATTTGGTGAACCATAAAGTATTCTTTGAGTGCATGTCTTAATCCTGTCATAATTTTTCAATTTCTAGTTTAACATTTTTATAATAATTTGTATTTTTTAATTTTAATATTTCATTTATTGCAACTAAAGCACAAAGTTTTGTTTGTTCAAAATCTATGTTAAAATCATCACACATTTGATTAATTAAATAATCTGCATATTGTTTCGGGGTTTGTTTCATATATTATCTATTTTGATTAAAATTATTGTTTTTAGTTAGTATGTTATCTTTTTATGGAATCATAATCCAATTAATGCTAATATATTTTTCCGTTAATAATTTTTAGATTATAAAAAGTATAATTGCCTGTTTTAATTTCTAATTCGCAATAAGCAAATCCTGTATTCCATTTATTGATAGGCATATAATAAGGAGTTTTACCACACAAACAACCAACGGAGTGAACGCTAAAAACATCGCCATACATAGAAGCTTCAGTATTACTTGATGTCTTATGATAATGCCCAACAACTACATTCTCTAAAGTTTTTAAAAACGTTCCCCTTGCTGGATTAACTCCACCACTTCCACCAAATAATTCATGCCCATGTAATACAGTTAATTTTCCGATACGAATAGGTCTTTTTTCTTTTACTATCTCTATTTTTAATTCGCCTAATTTTAATCTACTTTCTAATTTAAACTCAGGATCATCAAATATTTCGGGTGCTTTTAAAAATAACCATTTCTCCCAACGTTCATCGTGATTACCTAACTTAAAAACTATTTTAGCTTTTGGAAAGTGTTCACGTAACGAACTTAAAAAGATACGTGCAGCTTCAAACTCTTGGTGGACTTGTCTTTGTCGCCAGTCTTTCTCATGTCTCGATATACCAGCAAAGTCTAAAACATCGCCATTGATTAAAATACAATTTACTTTTTTCTCTTTACCATAATTAATAGCTTTTTGAATTGAATCGTTATCTTGGTAAGGTATATGTAAATCTGAAATAATTAAAGTTCTTGATTGACTAATTTCGTATGGCTCAAAAGTTTCTGCATAGGATTCAGGCATTACAAACTCGATATCTTGATCTAAGAACTCTCTAGTTGCTAGTTCTTTTTTAGATTGTTCACCTTTTTTACCTCGATAATATCTTAAACAACTTCTAACAGCTTCAACATCGGTAAAAGTTTTATTGTTTTCTGCATAGATTTTTTTTGCCAATGTCAAGGAAGGTAGCTTTGGGAACTTAGTCAGATAGGATTTAATTAAATTACTTACAAAATCATTTCTCATTATTTTTTATTTTTAGTTTATAATTTTTTGCTAAGGTAATTAATTCATCCTTTGTAAATTTATAACTTCTTGACGAATCAGCCATATTTTCCAAATCCTCAACTCTATTTATTCCTATTCTCTTTACTAATCCTTTTCGATACTCAATAAGATTACCAGCTAATTGTAGGTTGCAATAAGAACATTGTTTGTGAACGTTATCTTCATTAAATATTAGTTTGGTATATATTTCAGCTTTTAAATAATGCCCAGCATCCCATTTCGCATCGGACTTATTACAGCTAATACATGGTAAATCTTTGTCTCTTTGTCGAATATATATTTGAAAACTAACTCTTGCTAAATTTCTAATTTCAATTAAACTTCGGCTATCTGATTTCATCACTTTAAATCTTTTATCTACTTCCTTTTTAGAATTAAATTCTAAGGCACAGATAGCCGAACAAACAACTTGCAAGGTATTGAAAGGCTTATACATTTCGCCACATTGCTTACATTGCTTTAGTTTAATTTTCATTTACAAACTATTAAGATAAGTTCTACATTCTTTTATTCTTGCATACATAGATTCGATTACCTGGTTATCTTTTTTGATGTGAAACTCCTTTATACGTTTTGCTATCGGAATATGAGTGTAAGAATGGTTACGTTCAATTTCTTCTACAGCTAATAAGTATTCAGGATTTTCACTATCAATCATTCCCATCTTCCAACTTAATCTTCGTTTCTCATCTTCTACTAATTGAGTAGGGGTGTCAATTAATACATAAGCTAAACAAGCATCATTCAATCCTGTTAATTCCATATAAGCCTGGAGCTGATAAAAGTATCCTTTAGTCGGGATCTCGGTTTCAAAATGCGGAAACGTATAAATGTCCCAGCTACTTTTAATATCAATTACGTTATCGGATACGATGTCAGGAGTTCCACTTAAAAACTCGTTTGAATACCATTGCTCGTTCTTAGTATAGAATCCACCTTTAAAAACTGAATAGGTACTAATAGCAATGTCCTCAACTTCTAATCCTTTCTCTACGTACTTATTTGTAAATTCTCTACGTATACCATAAGTTTTTTCAATGAATAGATTTTTTAAATACGATTTACAGGTCTCACCCATCTCGCTTTTGGCCCGGCCATTAGTCATGATTTGACCAATAGCCGATGCTCTGAATTTTAAATCGTTAAACATTGATTAAAGCTAGTTTAAGTACATTAGATTGTGGACCGCTAATTGTATAGTTATTCATTGCTTCCTTAACTTTATCGGACTTACCTTCCTGTATAGCAGTAATCATATTCTTTAAAGTTTCGGGTGTTAACATTGGTTTGCTTTCTTGCTTAGGTTTTACACTCGCATCATTCCCATCGTCATCAGTTGATTCTAAAGCTAATAACGAACTAATATTATATCTTCTAAAGTAAGTAACTGCAGAACCAAGTTGTTGTGGATTTAAACCGCTAGGTAAACTTATCGAACTACTAACTGATTCGCCTGTTTCTGAACAAGTAATAACAGTTGTAACTAGA